AGAGCAGAATTACTAGTTTATAACGAGGGTAAGATGTCTCCAGCAGAGTGTGCTTACGAAGCCGGATACAAAACAAGAGCTAGAAAAGCTGCATCTGAGATGCGTAATCCAAAGTATTTCCCTTTGGTTGTTAAATATATTGGCGAATTAAGGGCAGAAGTTAGAGAGAAATATGGCATTACTTTTGAGAAACATATTGCAGAGCTAGCTAAAATTAGAAATGAGTCTCTTAAAAACAAAGCCTGGTCTGCAGCTGTAAATGCAGAAGTTGCACGTGGTAAGGCTGGTGGCCTGTATGTAGATCAAAAACTTGTGATGACTGGTAACGTAGATAATATGTCTTCTGATGAAATCAAAGATAGATTACGTAAAATTCTTGATGACAATAAAGAGATTATTAATATTACGCCTGAAGAGATCGAATTAGATAGTATAGAATTATCAAAAGAATCCAACCCTGATTCCCATTCACAAAAGAACTAACTCTACTTAAAAGTTTTCTTGGTGACTTCTTTACCATTGACCACTTGTTTATTACTGGTTTGTATTCCATTTTTTACTCCTTGTGGGTTTGGACCACGCCTTGGTGGTAATAGGTTCCATTTTACGTGAGGCATGTTTTTAGTCAAGGTTTTATTTTTCACTTATTTTCTCCATTTTTATTATACATGATCTTGGAAATACATTTCTATCACTAAATAATTCTTCGTTTACTTCGTAAGATGCAAAAGTTCTGACATACTTTTTATCCTTCTCAAAGACATAAGCTCTGGTTATCATTCTGCTTGGCATAAAACCCATGAAGTCAAAAGCTGTAGCATGCCCTCCATCAGCCGTGATATCTTCCCACAAGATTTCATAAAAGTAATATCGTTTCTTTTTGATAACTACTGATTTATATTTGGATTTTTTAGGATATCTGGCCATAGGATCTTATACTATAAGTAGAATTTTTGGGCAAAAAAGTTTTCAAAAAAACAAAAAGGGTCGCGCACGCCGAATACACTACTGTGCCAGGCTGTGCCAACACCCTTGGCACACCTATTAGCAAGGTATACCAACGATAATAGCTTAATTTTAGCCTGTGCCAAGTGTGCCATGAGTTTTTTTCTATCACTGAAAAAAAAATTTGCTCAAATATTCTACTATACATTGGCACATTACCTATTGTACTTTGCCACACTTGTGCCATATTTCACTATTTTCTTAACTCCTGGCCCTTGTATGTCGAACGTTGCATAAGGTTTCCATTGTTTACGAATCAGATTTAACTCTAAAATCAGATTCGACCATTGCTTCGGGGTTATCTTCTTGCCCACGATTCTTACCTCTTTCGCCATAATCGATACATAGTTTACCATCCAGGTGGTCCAGCTCATGTTGTATGCATCTGGCCTCCAGATTGTAAAACGTCTTTGTATGCTCTTCTCCTTTCTCATCTTTGTAGTTTAGAACGATTCTAAGGTATCGTTTCACTTCACCTCTCTTACCTGGTGCTGATAGGCACCCTTCAAAGTCTGTTAATGATTCTGCACTTGTTTTAATAATTGTAGGATTAATAAATACTTGTGGAGTCTGTTGTGCTCTAGTGCAATCCATTATAAAAATTCTTTTTTCATACCCAACTTGTACAGCTGCAAGGCCAATACCATGATTTTGGTACATAGCTCTGACCATCCACTTGATAAGTCTTTGAGTCTTATCATCTAGTGGAAAAGCCACAACTTTACTTATAGATCGTAAAGATGGGTCAGGGTATTTGACTATATCTATACTAAACAAGGTGCCTCCCAGTCTCCCGGTTGGCACCTGTTGGCGCCGTATCCATTATGGATTCTATTTACCATAGTTTGTTTTAGGTCCTGAATAAGTATGTGACCTAAACCTTTGTAAGTTTTCATGTTTTAAAACAATCCTGGCTGGTTCTGGTGAACCAATTAATTTATTTTTTTCTAATGCAATAAATCTTACCTCTTCAAGATAACCATCTTTAGTTTCTAAATATATTGGGCAGTCAGATATATTTGTGCCCTTCTCACCATCAGTGAATTTTCCCAGTATCTGCTGTAAGTCTCTTACTCTCACTTATCCTACCTCCTATTTGTTTTACTAATTGATACCACTTACGTCCCCACATCTCTCTTACTTCGCCAGATGTTTTCCAGTAAGCTTTGGCTATGTTATCCAGTCTTTTCATGTCTTGACTTAAAATACTCATCTACCCTCCCTAAAAATTTATGTTTATATTGTTTAAACTCTTCACCCTCAACCACAAACTCCTGGTAAAAATTATCTTTACTACACATCATCACCACACCTTTGGTAATTTCTGTTTTGTAAATAAAATTATGTGCCATTGCATAAGCCGCCAGCTGTAGAAAATAGTCATCAATCCATTCTCTTTTCTTTGGCTTATTCGTTTGCTTGAAGTCTATGATCGCGATATCATCTTTGTGTAGCGCAACTAAATCTGTTTGTCCTGCATATAATCCTGGGTAATACAAAGTACACTCTGTACCAAAATATTCTGGAACATTACAAAGCCCTTGTTCAATAACTCTAAGTGCCATGTTGTGTGCTTGTTTACCAACTTCTGTTTCATCGAGATAACCTTCTTCTAAAATATATTTTTCTAATATCTTGTGCATGGCTGTGCCTCGTGCACCAGATTGATCCACGATCCGCGTTGCTTCTTCCTCTCCCACTCGTTCTCGCCACCTTTGTAACGATTCGCGCTTCTCTGCGCTTTGAGTCGCTGACAATATTGTAGTAACAGAGGGCAGTTTATCTTTGCCATTGATTACATAATGACGTTGACCCTCTATCATTTCACGTACCGTCTTTGGGTATCTATACTTATTATTTTTTTTCATTTGTTAATATCCATCTAAACATTGCAGTAGTAGGATCGTAGCTATCGAACTTAGCACTACATCCAACTAAAAACAAAAAACTAATTATTAATATTATTCTCATTTTATACTCTTAAACTTTTTCGATTTATTTTAGCTAAAATTAAACCACCAACACCTATACATCCTTTGAATCTACCTTTGTCTATTGTAGGATATTTTCGTGCTTCATATTTACTTGGTATAACTAACTCATAACCTCCTCTAAATTTTCCAGTTATGTTTTTAACTTTAGGATTTATAATCTCCGATCTTATCCACCTATATACAAATCCTTTCTTTGGTCTAGGTGCACTTAATGAACTTGGAGGAGTCCATCTCTTTGCTGCTTCTCTTATTAAATTCTTTTTATACTTACCTCTATTTTTAGATATCTTAATCGTGTAGTTAAATATTTTAATTTTCATCATCCATTACCTTGTTAATTATAAAATAAGCGATGATGGCTCCGATTGCTATCGCAATCAGACCCATCGCTAACATTCCAAAACCAAACTCTGGTGTCAAAATATTATCGCTCCCACAACAAAACCGGCTACAAATAAAACGATCTCTCGTCTATTGTATAAAGACCAAGTCTTTAATTTTTCTATATATTCTTTCATTCTAAACTCATTATCCTTTTATATTCTAATAGATCTACCACTTTGTCATTCATTACTACCCCATTGTAGTGATCTATTATTTGTTGTATCTTGGGTAGTTTAGTATGGGCGTGAGGCCACAAAACACAACACACGTAGAACGCGTCTCTAAAAGTGCAACGCCATTTCCACTGCATTAAATATTTTGTACCATCTTTACGAAAACCTTTTCTAGGTTTCTTTACAACAGTGCCCACTCCTAAAATTTTATGTATCCAATGTATCACTGATTGATCTGTCATTGTTACTTCCATACTAATCCTTTGTGAGTTTGAGTATCTATACCCAGGTCCTTTATGTTTCTTTTTCTTTTCTTGTCGTCTCGCATAATAAATACTTCCTTCACCATCAAATAGTCCAGCGATGTAAGCTGCTTGTTCACTGGTTATCGTCATAAAGTATCCGTTCTTTGCCGTCGTAATCAAAGTAGTATCCGGATACTTTCTTCTTTCTCTTATATTTCTTTTTAGATTCTACTTTCCGTTGTTTATATTTTGGTGTTCTCAATAGTTTGGCTACAAAATTTTTAATCATTGTA